GGCATGATGCGGAGAAAAGTAAAAATGAATATGTTCCTACTGACGTTCACTGGTCAGAAGTTCCTGGGAGAGATCTAAAGTGGAAAGAACAAACTATTGCAAACACTTCTGAACAACAGTTCAAGGTTGAGTTTGAGTGTGAGTTTTTAGGTTCTGTTGATACTTTGATTGCACCATCAAAACTTCGTTCGATGGTCTATGATAATCCAATCACTAGAAATGCTGGATTAGATATCTACGAAAATGTAGTTGATAAACACGATTACATTATGACTGTTGACGTTGCTCGCGGAGTTAGTGAAGACTACTCCGCCTTTGTTGTGGTTGATATTACAGAGTTCCCACATAGAGTGGTAGCAAAATACAGGAACAATGAAATCAAACCGATGTTGTTCCCCAATATCATATATGAAGTAGCAAAGAATTATAATGGAGCATATATCCTTTGCGAAGTTAATGATATTGGAGACCAAGTGGCATCTATCCTTCAATATGATCTAGAGTATCAAAACCTACTGATGTGTTCTATGCGAGGTAGAGCAGGTCAGATTGTTGGACAAGGTTTCTCTGGTAAAAAGACGCAATTAGGCGTTAAGATGTCTAAGACTGTTAAGAAGGTTGGTTCTCTCAACCTCAAAACAATGATTGAAGAAAGTAAACTTATCTTCAGTGATTACGAAATAATTTCAGAACTAACCACATTTGTTCAAAAACACAACTCATTTGAAGCAGAAGAGGGTTGCAATGATGACTTGGCAATGTGTCTTGTTATCTATGCTTGGATGGTAGCACAAGATTACTTCAAAGAACTTACAGACCAGGATGTTCGTAAGAGATTATATGAAGAGCAGAAGAATCAAATTGAACAAGATATGGCACCATTCGGTTTTATGGATGACGGTTTAGGGACGGATAGTTTCGTTGATGCTCAAGGTGATCGTTGGTCCAATGCTTCAGTTGGAGAATATGGTGATATGTCATATATGTGGGATTACAACTGATGGATTTAGATGGTCAGATAAAACTTGGTCATCTACTTCTTAGTGATAGAAAATGTAGAACCTGTGGTGAAGTCAAAAACTTAATTGATGGGTTTTACAGAATAAGGAAAGGTGGTTCATTACCATCTTCATATTCGTATGAGTGTAAACAATGCACTATTAATAGAGTCAGAGAAACTAGAAAGAAAAAATCGAGTGTTATTTGGGAGTATCCCGACTGGTAAATTGTTCATGCATTGTTTCCCGTCTGAAAATACCCTTTTTCCTAAATATTTTTTAGATAATCTGAGAAATTAAAGGAGAAAAACATGGCGACTCCACAATTATCTCCAGGCGTACTCGTCAGAGAGGTTGATTTAACTGTAGGAAGAGCTGATAATGTATTAGATAATATTGGAGCAATTGCGGGTCCCTTTGCACTTGGTCCAGTTGAAGAACCAATTGACATTTCCACAGAGCAAGACCTGATTAACGTCTTTGGAAAACCACTTTCAACTGACGCCCAGTATGAGTATTGGATGAGTGCATCCTCATTCCTTTCTTATGGTGGTGTTCTTAAAGTTGTAAGAGCAGACGGAACTACCCTTAACAACGCAAATGCTGGCGTTGGTATGGCGTCTACTACCATCAAAATTAAAAACTTTGATGACTACGAAGCAAACTATTCCGATACCGAACCCAACTACGTCTTTGCTGCAAAGAACCCTGGTTCTTGGGCAAACGAACTGAAGGTTTGTGTAATCGACGACGCTGCAGACCAACGTATCGGTATTACCACCACTAACCCTGGTGCTGCTGGTGTAACAATCGGATTTGGTGTTACCACTCCATTGACCAACGCAGTTATCCCTGGTGTTGGCGGAACTTCTGGATTCACTGGATACATTAAGGGTATCATCACTGGTGTTGGAACTGCATCCACAACTGGAAACAGCACCTTCGACGTTAAGATTCTTTCTAGAGTCTCTACTGCATCTACTGACTTGGATGTTGAGTATCCAATCACTTATGCTGAAGGAAATGCTAACGCAGAATTCCAAGCATCTGATACTATTGGATTCAAGAACAACGCTGGTATCAGCACTGGTAACGGTTCAGTAACCACGGTTGCTTCTAAGAAAGATTGGTACGGAGAGCAAACTCTGGGTCTTACTAATAGTGTTATCTTCTGGAAGTCTATTGCACCAAAACCAGTAACCACTGGATATGCAAGTGGAAGAAATGGTAAGAACGATGCTCTGCACGTTGCAGTTGTTGATGATACTGGTTCAGTAACTGGTATTCAAGGCAATCTGCTTGAGAAGCACACCAATCTTTCTAAGGCACTTGATTCTGTATCCGATACTGATGCACCAACCAAGAACTGGTGGAAGAACTATCTTGCAGTTTACTCCGATAACGTTTATGTTGGAGACAATCCTTCTGCAGGAAATGATACCTTCAATAACACAACTCCATTAGCAACTGGTTTCTCTAGCGGTTATACCGCAATTACAGAGGCAGCAGGTCTTTGGAACCAAAAGGCACAGGGAGTTACATTTAGTGCTCTGGGTAACGTTACTTACACCTTTAAGGGTGGAGTTGATTATTCCGCACTGAATGGAATGACCGCAACTCTTGCAAATATCAAGACAGCATATGAGTTGTTTGATAATAAGGATGAGGTAGCAGTAGACTACCTGATCATGGGACCTGGATGCAGTACCAAGTTTGAGTCGCAAGCAAAAGCAAACTCCTTGATTGCTATTGCTGGTCAAAGAAAAGATTGTATGGCAGTCATTTCTCCACATAGAGCAGACGTTGTAAATATCACAAATACGACTACACAGACGCAAAACGTCATTGAGTTCTACTCTCCACTGTCGTCTTCGTCTTACGCGGTATTTGATACTGGTTATAAGTACACTTATGACCGATTTAACGATAGATTCCGCTATATTCCTACCAACGCCGACGTTGCTGGTTTGATGGTTCGCACTTCAATCAACGCTTTCCCATGGTTCTCGCCTGCAGGTCAGCAAAGAGGTGTACTGAACAATGCAATTAAACTTGCATACAACCCAAGCAAAGCACAGAGAGATCAACTGTATCCACTGAGAATTAACTCTATTGTTAATCAACCTGGAACTGGCGTTCTCCTCTTTGGTGATAAGACTGGTCTTGCATTCTCTTCCGCGTTTGATCGCATTAACGTCCGTCGCCTGTTCCTCACAGTTGAGCAAGCACTCGAAAGAGCAGCAGAAGCACAACTGTTTGAACTGAATGATCAAATCACAAGAGCAAACTTTGTTAACATTGTTGAACCATATCTCCGTGATATTCAAGCAAAACGTGGACTCTTTGGATTCCTGGTTATTTGCGACGAAACGAATAACACCCCTGATGTTATTGATAATAACGAGTTCAGAGCAGACATCTTCCTGAAGCCTGCTAAGTCTATCAACTACGTCACCCTCACCTTCGTTGCTACCAGAACTGGTATTAGCTTTGAAGAAGTAGCAGGTAGAGTTTGATACTAATAGATTATAAATTACTAAAGGAGGAAACTAACAATGGCACAAATTCCAACTCGCGGAATCTCAGCTTTTAAGTCAAAACTAATCGGGGGTGGCGCACGTCCTAATCTATTTGAGGTGGACGTTACCTTCCCAACTGCTGTTAATCTTGGAGTCCAAGGTGACGGTGGTAGTGGAGCATTTGACTCTGAAAACTTCAGATTTCTCTGCAAAACTGCAGCACTTCCTGGTTCAAATGTTACCCCTATCGAAGTTCCTTTCAGAGGTCGTACTCTGAAGGTTGCTGGAGATAGAACCATTGAACCATGGTCAGTCACCATCATCAACGATGAGGACTTCTCACATAGAAGAGCATTTGAGGCATGGATTCAAAACATGGCTCAATATGGAGATCATTCTGGTCTTACCGATCCTAACGACTACATGGGTAATGCAGTTGTTTATCAACTTGGTAGAAGTGAGTCAAATCAACAAGGAACCAACACCACTGGAGACAACTCCAGAATTCTGGCACAGTATCGTTTCATCGATATCTTCCCAACTTCTATCTCTGAAATTGGTCTTTCTTACGATAGTGAGAATGCAATCGAAGAGTTCACCGTTGACTTCCAAGTTCAGTACTACTTCCCCGAAGCACCTGGAACTGGAGCTTGATAAATAGTTTGAAGAAAAGTTCAAACCTTAAATAATGGCAAAACTCTTTGGTTTCTCTATTGAGGATAAAAACCAACTATCACCCGCTGCGGTCTCGCCCGTTCCTCCTAATAACGAGGACGGGTCTGACCATTATTTGAGCAGTGGGTTTTTTGGTTCCTATGTAGATATTGAAGGTGTATATCGCACCGAGTTTGATTTGATTAAACGTTATCGTGAGATGGCACTTCATCCTGAAGCGGATAGTGCTATTGAAGATATTGTGAATGAAGCAGTTGTATCAGATACAAATGATACTCCAGTTGAAATTGAACTTTCAAACTTAAATGCTAGTGATGGCATCAAAAAGAAAATTAGATCAGAATTTAAATATATTTTAGACCTTTTAGATTTTGATAAAAAGGCACACGAAATTTATAGAAACTGGTATATCGACGGTCGTTTATATTACCACAAAATTATCGACTTGAAAAATCCTCAAGAGGGTATTCAAGAACTTCGTTATATTGACGCACTTAAAATTCGTTATGTTCGTCAAATGAAGAAGAAGGATAAAGATTCTCGTTTGGCAAATATTCAGTCCGACAATCCCATGGAATATGAGTTCCCTGAGATTGAAGAGTATTTTGTATACAATCCCAAGTCAGTTTATCCTGCAAATAACCCCAGTTCTATGACTGGTGGCAATAAAGGCATCAAAATTGCAAGAGATGCAATCACATATTGCACTTCTGGTCTGGTAGATAGAAATAAAGGATCGACTCTTTCATATCTTCACAAAGCAATCAAGTCTCTCAACCAGTTGAGAATGATTGAAGATTCTCTGGTTATCTACCGTTTAAGTAGAGCACCAGAACGTCGTATTTTCTATATTGACGTTGGTAATCTTCCTAAGCAAAAAGCAGAACAATATCTGCGCGATGTTATGATGCGTTATCGTAACAAACTCGTGTATGATTCTGCAACTGGTGAGATGCGTGATGACAAAAAGCATATGAGTATGCTTGAGGATTTCTGGCTCCCCAGAAGAGAAGGTGGTAGAGGAACTGAAATTTCTACACTTCCTGGTGGTCAGAACCTTGGAGAAATTACTGATATTAAGTATTTCCAAGAAAAACTTTATCGTTCTCTGAATGTGCCCACTTCACGTATTGGTGGAGAAGGTGGTTTCAACCTTGGTCGTTCTTCTGAAATCCTGAGAGACGAAGTTAAATTCAGTAAGTTTGTTGGACGTTTGAGAAAGAGATTCTCTGCAATGTTCAATGATATGCTGAAAACTCAACTTATTCTTAAAAATGTTATCACTCCCGAAGACTGGGAGATGATGAGTGAGCATATTCAATATGACTTCATGTATGATAACCACTTTGCAGAACTCAAAGAAGCAGAACTTCTGAATGAGAGACTGAGTATGGTTCAACAGGCAGAACCATATGTCGGCAAATATTTCTCTCAAGACTATCTGCGTCGTAAGGTTCTTCGTCAAACTGACCAAGAAATTATTGAACAGGATGAACTGATTGAAAAGGAAATCAAAGCAGGAGTAATTCCTGACCCAGCAGATATGCAAGTTGATCCAGCAACTGGAGAAGTTGTATCTGCAGCACCAATGGACTTAGGAAAACCTGTAGTTGAACCAGAAATTGACGAAACTTCAGTTGAACCACCAGAAGGTGGAGAAATCTGATAAATAAAGACAAATTATCAATTTAAACTAATGGACGAATTAATGGATATGATTGTTGCTGATGAGAGCCCCTCTCAAGTAACTGACAAGATCAAAGAGATTCTTTTTGCAAAATCCGCAGAAAGAATTGATATGATCAAACCAGTCATTGCTGCAGATATGTTCAACGATGGCGAACAAGATTCTTCGGAAGAAGAAGAATAATAAATAAGTAATAAATGTATCATAAGAATAATGACTCATAGACCAGTCGGGTCTGGCGTCTCGTTTTCTACGTCAACAACTACAGCAAAATCTTCTGCCTTTATTGCAAAGTCGCAGGCACTGAGACTTTTTGCTACTGACAGTAATGCTTTCGTTGCAATTGGAACTGAACCGACTGCAACTGTGAATGATTATGCCGTTCCTGCAGGAACCACGGCAACTATTGCTATCAATAACGGATCTGCAAGAGTTGTTGATGTTACTCGTGGAGCAACTACTTTCATTCACTTCCCTGAAGGTCAAGCATCTCCATTTGTTGTTGGGGATTATGTTTCTTTAGTGACTTCGGATAATGGCGGACAAGATTATTATGACTTCACTCACAAACCTGTAACTGCAGTTTCTACTAGTGCAGGAGTTGATGGATATTTTTCAACTAGAATTACAGTTGGAACAGATACATCTGGCATTGCAACCGCATTTAGTGATCCTGATGCATCTTTGAGAAACTCAGTCAAAGTTGCAGCAATCACAGATCAGGGTACTGGAGCACTTTATACACAACAAGTACAAATTAGCGGAGCAGCCTGATGAAACTTATTAGAGAAGAAATCGAATCAGTAGAATTTCTTGTCGAACAAAAGAACGGCAAGAAGTCCATGTATATTGAAGGTGTTTTCCTTCAAGGAAACATCAAGAACCGCAATGGTCGTATGTATCCTATGGAAACTCTCCGTAAGGAAGTTTCTCGCTACAACGAAAATCACGTTGCAGCAGGAAGAGCACTTGGAGAATTGGGACACCCTGATGGTCCTACCGTCAACTTAGATAGAGTTTCTCATAAAATTGTTTCTCTTAGAGAGAGTGGTGATAACTTTATCGGAAAAGCAAAGATTTTGAATACCCCTATGGGTAAGATTGCTTCTTCTTTGATTGAAGAAGGAGTTAAACTTGGTGTTTCTTCTCGCGGTATTGGTTCATTAAAGGCTACCCGTGAGGGAGTTAATGTTGTAAGTGATGATTTTATGCTTGCAACTGCTGCTGATATCGTTGCTGATCCTTCTGCTCCTGATGCTTTCGTTGAAGGCATTATGGAAGGAAAAGAGTGGGTTTGGGACGGTGGAATTCTTCGTGAAAAGTTCGCAGCAAAAACATACAAGGAAATTAACACCCTTGTTGACCAGAAAGCACTCGATGAACATAAGTTAGACTTATTTAATCAGTTTCTTTCAAATTTATAATTTAATAAATAAATATAGATTAATTCAGAGGTTACACGGAGAGTCAAAATGTCGCGTGATAGCAATTTACAAGAAATGGAAGCAGGCACAAAGCAATCCAAAACTGCTGTTAATGCAGGCGCAAAGCCAGCAGACGCAATGGATACTTCAGTCGCAGGTTCCTACGAAGATCTCGGCGGTCCTACCCCCGAGAACTATAAGCCTGATGATGATTCAGCAAAGCTGAAAACACCTGGTGGAACCCTTAAGCAAGTTAAGGACGTAGTAAACAAGGGCGCTAAAGCAGCAGAGCCAATGAAGGGTATGAAAGAAGAAGAGCAACTCGATACTGAAGAAGTAATCGAGGAAGAAGAAGTTGCTACTGAAGAAGTAGTAGCAGAAGAAGAGACCGAAACCGTTGCTGAGTATGACATCGAAGAAGATGTCAACGCTCTGCTTGGCGGTGAAGATCTCTCCGAAGACTTCAAAGCAAAGGCAAAGACCATCTTTGAAGCAGCAATCAACACTAAGGTTGCTCAAGTCAAAGAAGCACTGGAAGCACAGTATCAAGAACAACTGGCTGACCGTCTGGTCGAAGCAACCGAAGAACTCAAGGAAAGAGTTGATTCTTACCTTGAGTACGTTGCAGATGAGTGGGTTAACGAAAACGAACTCGCCATCGAGCAAGGACTTAAGTCCGAAATGACTGAATCATTCCTTGGCGGAATGAAGTCACTTTTTGAAGAACATTATGTAACTATTCCTGAAGACAAATATGATGTGCTTGAGAGCATGGTAGAAAAACTTGATGATATGGAGACAAAACTCAATGAGCAGATTGAGAAGAACATTGGTCTGAATAAGAGACTCGCTGAGTCTTCTGCAGATTCAATTCTTACTCAAGTATCCGAAGGTCTTGCACAGACACAGAAGGAGAAACTCGCCTCACTTTCCGAAAGTGTTGAGTTTGAAAGTGAAGAAGAATATCGTGAAAAGCTGGAGACACTTAAGGAGTCGTATTTCTCCTCTAAGCCACAGTCTTCCTCTGCTAAAACTGAAACCCTTTCTGAGGGCGTAGACGTTTCTACCGAATCATATACTGGTTCCATGGACGCATACCTCAGAACCCTGGGTTCCTTTAGCAAATAATTGAATTTAATATAATTCAAACAAAACCGTAAACACTTTTAATAGGTAAAGCAAATGTTCCAATCCGAGCATCTGCAGGAAAAGTGGGCACCTCTTCTCAACCACGAAGGTTGCGACAAGATCTCCGATCCTCATAGAAGAGCCGTCACCGCTGTCCTGCTCGAAAACCAAGAAAAATTCATGCGTGAGCAGTCTGCTTTCTCTGAAAGCGGAATGCTTAACGAAGCACCTACCAACGCTGTTGGCGATGGTGGTTTCACTGGATCCTCTGCTGCTGCAGGTCCTACCGCAGGTTTCGACCCCGTTCTGATTTCTCTGATCAGACGCTCTATGCCTAACTTGGTCGCATATGACCTCGCAGGCGTTCAGCCAATGTCTGGTCCTACTGGACTCATCTTCGCGATGCGTTCCCGTTACACCAACCAGAGCGGCACCGAAGCATTCTTCAACGAGCCCGATACCGCATTCTCCGGTCAGGATGCAGGTAACGACCTCACCAACGGTTTCTCCGATGTTACCGCTGGTATGGGTACTACCAGTCAGTCTGGTTCTAACCCTTCGATCCTGAACCCAGTTGGTTCTGCAACCTCTACCGCATATGATGTCGGTCAGGGTATGCGTACCGATGACGCAGAAGGTCTGGATGGTAGCGCAGGTAATGCGTTCAACCAGATGGCATTCTCGATCGAGAAAGTCACCGTCACCGCTAAGTCTAGAGCACTGAAAGCCGAGTACTCCTTAGAACTCGCACAGGACCTCAAGGCAATCCACGGTCTGAACGCTGAAGCAGAACTTGCTAACATTCTCTCCACTGAAATCCTCGCGGAAATCAACAGAGAAGTCATCAGAACCATCTATAAGGTTGCTGAGCAAGGCGCTGTTGAGAACACCGCTACCGCTGGTGTATTCGACCTCGACGTTGACTCCAACGGTCGCTGGAGTGTTGAGAAGTTCAAGGGTCTCCTGTTCCAAATCGAGCGTGATGCAAACCGCATTGCACAAAGAACTCGTCGCGGAAAGGGTAACATCATCCTGTGTTCTGCAGACGTTGCTTCTGCACTGACCATGGCTGGTGTACTCGACTACACCCCTGCACTCAACGCTAACCTGAACGTTGATGACTCGGGTAACACCTTCGCTGGTATCCTGCAAGGTAAGTATCGTGTCTACATCGATCCTTATGCTTCCAACCTGGCTGCTAACAACGGTGGTCTGGCACAAGGTTCTAACCAGTACTACGTCGTCGGTTATAAGGGTACTTCTCCTTATGACGCAGGTCTGTTCTACTGCCCATACGTTCCTCTTCAGATGGTTCGTGCCGTTGGCGAGAACTCCTTCCAGCCCAAGATTGGCTTCAAGACTCGCTACGGTCTCGTTGCTAACCCATTCGCAGAAGGAACCGAGCAAGGTCTTGGACGCCTCATGGTCAACAAGAACCGCTACTATCGTCGCGTTGCTGTCAAGAACATCATGTGATCCATTCGGTTCACACCGTTCTTCAGAGGGTGGTCTTCGGACCCCCTCTTTTTTTATCTAAATAAATATAAAACTGAGATAATGGCAGTATCAAACGCATTTGCCAACCAGATACAAAATAGAAATTTTCTATCTCCCGTTGGATTTAAGTTTACCTTAAACAGAACTCCAAAGGTGGCATTTTTTGGCAACTCCGCAAATGTACCAGGGATGACCCTTGGTGTTGCGGAACAACCAACATATTTGAAGGATATTCCCGTTCCTGGAGACAAAATTGAGTTTCAGGATTTTACTTTAAGATTCATTGTTGATGAGAATCTTGAAAACTATATGGAGATGCAAAAGTGGATACGTGGGTTAGGATTTCCCGAGTCACTTGAAGAAATTTACGATCTCCAAAATACTAAAAGATATGATGATGCAAATAGGCAAAGATTGATGGATATCTATTCAGATGGCACTCTTTTTATTCTGAATAGTAATAACAACATCAACTTCCAAGTCAAATTCAAAGACATGTTCCCATATCAGTTGACAGATTTGAGTTTTGACGCTACAGATGTTGATATTGAGTACTTTACAGCAGAGGTCACTTTCAAGTATACTATCTACGATATACTAGATAAAAGTGGTAAGGCTTTATGAGTTT